GTGAAACGGTCCGAAATCAAGCGCCGACCGCTCTCCGACACCGCTCTTGCAGGCCTTGAGCCGGACTTGAAGGAGTACCGCGAGCTCGACGCCAATGGCCTGTACTTTCGAGTGAAACCTGACGGGCAAAAATCCTGGCAACTGCGTTACAAAAAAGCCGACGGCAAGTGGTCCTGGCTAGGGCTTGGCGGGTACCCCGAGGTAAACGGCGCATCGGCCAGAGCAAAGGCTGCAGATCTTCGCGCCGATACGGCCGAAGGCCGAAACCCGATGGTGACCAAGCAGGCGCGCAAAGCGGCTGAAGCCCAAGCAGCAAACGATACGTTCGAGACGCTGGCTCGTGAATGGCACGCTTCGCGCATCGGCGGCTGGGACGCAGGCACGGCCAAGCGGATCATGGGAGCACTTGAACGCCATGTGTTTCCTACCTTCGGCGAGCGCCGGTACACCGGCATCCTGTCAATGGAGTGGATGGAGCTGCTCCGGGGTTTGGAGCAACAAGGCATTCTTGAGCAGATGAGCCGAGTGCGCGCTTATTGCAAGGATGTCTACGATCTGGCTCGCGTGACCGGCCGTGCCGTGAACAACCCACTGGAGGGGGTTCACAAATTCCTTTCCAGCGGCAAAGCCGAAAACTACGCCCACGTCTCAGCAGAAGAGCTGCCTGCCCTTCTTGGTGCGATCCAGTCATACCCGCATGCCAAAGACGTGCAGTTGGGCCTGCGCCTGCTCACCCTCTTGGCGGTGCGACCCAGCGAGCTGCGTGAAGCCCAGTGGTCCGAGTTCGATCTGGAAAAGAAGCTGTGGACCATCCCAGTTGAGCGCAAGGGCCGCAAAAAAGGTCGAGAGCACCTGGTGCCGCTTTGCCGTCAGGCCATTGAGTTGTTGGAAGAGCTACACACCATCACCGGCGCGTATCCCCTGCTGTTCCCTGGGCGCAGCGACCGAACCAAACCACGCAGTGACACTGTATTCCTGATGGCGCTGCGCCGGATCGGCTATGAAGGCCGCCAGACTGGCCACGGCTTTCGCCACATTGCGAGCACCACACTCAATGAACACGGCTTCCCGGCCGACCATATTGAGGCGCAGCTCAGCCACAAGCCTCAGGGTGTCCGTGGCGTTTACAACAAGGCGCAGTATCTGGCGCAGCGCACGACCATGATGCAGTGGTATGCGGATCACCTTGATGAACTGGCTGGAGGCGTGATCATTTGCGGTGATTTCGGCAAGAGGGCCTGATGCGGGCCGTCCAATTCTCGGAGACAAATATAGACTCAATGCCATTACTGGTTGGATAGCCAGCACTAGAAAATAGTTTTGGCTGACCTCGCTAGATGGAGAGAAAAGCGGGTCTGCTATCCGCCCAGCCAGCCGATCCACAAAATACGCAAGCTTCTGGGAGGAGTTTTAAGGTGAGCGCCGAGAAAGAGTTTGACGCAATAACAGATGAAGTGCCCTACCTGGAAATATACCGCCTGCGTGGTCTACAAGCGCGCGCGAAGCTTATGCTTGATCGCCGATCAGAGGGCGAGGTTAGAGTGGCGTCATCGACCATCGAATGGCTTGTAAACGATTATTTTTATACACAGCAAGAGGCTTGGATTCAGCGGCAAATAGAAAACGGCGGGACAGTCTTGCGCCATCTGAGTTACGAGGACCGCACCGAGCACGGCTTAAGAGAGCTGGTTGAGGAGCGTCGCAGCGAAATAGATCCAAACGAGCTGGACTTCCCGTCTGAGGAAAATACCGAGCCGCTTGAAGCCTTGGAAGGTGCGCTCGAAGAGTTCGATCTTGACGAGCAAGACTTCCCTGACGCAAAGTTTTATGAATATGTCGCAGTGTTAGCGCTCACGCTTATAACCCGTGCTGTTCAGGCATATCAAGGTGAAGACTGGCCTACTGTTTTATGGGTTGGCCAGCCCATGTCGCGCATGACTGTGCTCGCCAACGAGACAGTGGATATTATGGAAATTGTTTGTAGGGCAGAGCAGCTACAGGACAGCCTCAATGTACGGAAAAGGATTAAATCCTTCCTGCGCGACAGCGAAAAAAGAATTCCCGAACGCGTTGAAGAACTCGTAAAACAAAAGGTTTCGCTATCCGCGAGCCTAGCTGCAAACGCTCGCCACAAGGAGACCAGCCAAAGTAAATTCAAAGCCTTACTTTGCTGGAAATCTACAGGGTCGAATTTCAGTAGTCGGGCAGCGTTCGCCCGAAACAAATACAAAGAATACGGCGTCACCGAAAGAACGCTATATGCATGGGTCACTGCTCATGAGCGACTGAAGACCTGATAACCCTTTACGCTCTGCGCGCAGACTGTACGTTATGCGCGCTAGCTGTACAGTTTGCGCGCATGCGGGACTGCCGACCGCCTTAAAACACAATCAACATGCTTTCCGTCCAGACCTATAACGGGAAGCCCCCATGCATACCATCCACACGCCACAACAGCCATCCACAACCGCCGCACAGAACTTCGACCCGGCGATAACTCTGATTCGCATGCCAGACCTCGAAGCCATCACAGGCCTCGCACGCCCTACCGTTTACAAACGCCTCAAAGACGATCCAACTTTCCCCCGGCCTGTGCCACTGAGCAACAGTAAGTCACGTGGCTCTCCTGTAGGTTTTGTGCTGGCAGAAGTACAGGCATGGGTTCGCCAGCGCATCGCGCTGCGCGGGGAGGCTGCATAAATGACAGACAAAAAAAAGGCCGACCAACAGGCCCGCCTCGAAATATCTCAAATAAAGAATACCAGCATCAACGCCCAGAACGCACGATTTATACAGCGTCTTCGCTTGGGGTCGATTGACACGTTCACCGCAATGCGCGAGCTGAATATCTGCCGACCAGGCGCGCGCATTTGCGACCTGCGCAACGCCGGGTATCGGATCGACACAGCCCGGATAGTCCTCACTGATGAATGGGGGTGCACCCATCGTGGTGTTGCCTTGTATACGTTGATGTCCGAACCGAGGTCCGCAGCGTGAATCCCTTCGACTGGCTCTACTGCATCGGCCTCGCTGTTGTTCTCGCAGTGTCACAGATCCCCCGCTGCCAAATAGTCGAACTGCGCCCTCTCGACTCAGAGATGAGTGCCGGAGCGCTGCTGGCCGAGGCGCCCTCAAAATGACATCAGCATTCATGATTAGCGACCGGCGGTCGATAACTGAGATTGCACGTAAGCGCTTCCGCGGTTATTGTCCGTCCCGTCACATTGCTGACAACGACCTTGGCGGGTCGAACGATTTCAGGCGCAACAGCGCCCCCATTACGATTGCAGGCGCTTTTTTTGTGCCCGCATTCTCGTGTTATGGCGGGTTGCGCAGGAGCACCCTCGGGTGCGCCGGGTTCCTGAATCACCGGTCCGCCAATCTTGCGCAACTCGCCACCCCTCTCTGCTTGGCGGCAGGCTGTGGTGGCTCTCATGATTCGGGAGCTACACCCATGAAACACGCCTTCATTCCGTCCGCACTCAGCGCACTTGCTCACCGCCGCATGGCCTTGAGCGCTCTCCGCGCAAACTCATCCCTTGCTGTACGACTCAACCGCTACAACTCCCACATGGACCGCGCCCGCGCTCTGGAAAATGCTGGGGGTGCACAATGATCGTCTCGAAAAATAAAGCACTGCCACCGCTGCAATCAATCAAGTTCGGCGCTCGCGACGATATGAACCACCTGATCCAGGTGATTCAGGGCGGCGATAGTGGTGAGGGCCTGGCGCTGGCCGCCGATCTGGCTCTGGGGGTAGAGCGTCTTTGCGCTCGTCTCGACGTTGCAACCAATGACAGCGAAGACCCTGTCACCTGCGTGGAGCTTCGATCTCTTGGCCTCCTTGCTGGCACTGCTGCCGCGCTGGTTCAGTCGGTGCGTTACAGCCTGCGCAATGATCAGGGAGCTGCCCAATGAACGATCATGCCCTTATCGATTCCGAACTGGTCAAAGACCTCAGGGAAATTCTAACTCTGCTGGCGCTCGCCTCTGCCGTAATCGCCAGCCCGACCACTCCGCCACTCGTGGCCAAGGTGATCGCCGTCATGGCCCAGCACACAGCTATGACCTGGGCCGATCTGCTAATTACGGAAATTCACGTAGTTGGTGGGGGTGATCAATGAAATCCATGATCTGGGTCGACCTGCTTCCCACAAACGACACCATCGCAAAAATGAATGCTGATGAGCTTGATGCGGTAATCCGTGCGACCGATGACTACATGCATACCCTGGCGCATGGAATTTCAGGCATTGGCAACCTGCTGGCTTGTGCCGCGGATAACGAAAACTCCGGCCTTAGCCCAGAGGCAGTAGTCAAGGTTGGGTGGATGCTGGAAAGCCTCGGAGGACTTATCGGCACTCTTTCTGATGCTTCCTGCAACGCGACAGTGGAGGTCTGCAACAGGACACTGGAAGCCAGCAAGGCTATGCGCAAGGCAGGTGCTAAATGAACCTCTACTCCGAGCACCCGGCGCTCTGCGGTATGAACACCGAGCAGCTTGCCGAACTGGCGCTGTACGGCCTTCGATATCGGGCCTTGGGCGCACATAACATCGATTTCAGCGACCCATCCAGGCTTGATGTTTATTGGACTGGCGAGCGCATGGTGAAACAAGCAGTCAAGATCTCGGTGAAGGCCTTCGCATCTGGCTGTCCGCTCGCAAGTCAACGTGATGGCGAGGCGATTGGACACCTCACGGCGTTGTTCAACTGCGGCGTTATCAACAATGCCATTTACATGGAACAGTGGAAACGCCTGAATAAAACGAAACCTTCGTAGTTATGCGCGGCTACAGCAAAACGTCCGCCAGATAGAGGTTTAACAGCATGAATTTTCAAAACGGCGCACTTGCGTCGACGGGATCGGCTTGCCTGAAAAAAGCCAACGAGATGTTTTACGTAGTTCATCCGAAAGCGCCCAAGCCACTGCTGGGGCCTTTCCTGACTGCGGAGGACGCCGAGTGCGGGCGAGTTGTGATGCGAAGCCATGACGCCGCCGTAGAGGCTCGTCCGGTCGGAGCAATCGACGAGTTCACCTACTGGCACGCGATCAATAACGGTCAGGTCATGCAGGCGTTTGCAGCGGTACCAGTGCGGGAGCAACTGTAATGAAACCCAGGCCAAAACTGTCCGTAGTGGGCGATGACCCAGCTAGCCGGATTCTTCAAAGGCTGGATGGCGTAAGGCCGTCCGGCAAGAAACGCCACATGGCGAAATGCCCGGCGCACTTGGATAAATCCCCCTCATTGGGCGTGTCCAGCACCGACGATGGCCGGGCATTGATCCACTGCTTTGCCGGCTGCTCATCCGAGGATGTTCTCGCCTCAATCGGCCTGGAGTTCAAGGACTTGTTCCCGGGACGCCTAACCGCTGCAGATCGCTCCGAATACCGGCGTAAATCGCTTGAGAGCGGGCGGGAGCATGCTCGGATCATTCAGCAAATCGCAGCAGTCCAGATTGAGCGTGGAGAAGGTCTGAGTGAGATCGACTCCGAACAACTGCAAGAGGCGGTAAGGCGTGAGCGCGAGATCTGCGAAGAGTTGGCCGGGTTTGAGGTTGAGCGCGGCCAGCGCATCACGCCAGACCGACCGTGCTGGGCAGTACATGAGCAGTGGGTGATCAACGAGAAAGGCCGGCGTCTACGCCCGGGCGTCTACTGGCACGGCTTCAAGCGCGGCGGTGCCGACGAGGAAGAGAACGAAAATGATGCCAGTGACCGGCCTATCAGCGACGAGTGGGTTTCTACCCCGGTGACGGTCGTTGCCCGCACAACCAACAGTGACGACGGCAGCGAGGGCCGTCTGCTCCGCTTGGCCACCGAGAGCGGTATCAAGGAATGGATCATCGCCATGGAAGTGTTCGGCGGCAGCGGCGAGGATGCCCGGCGTGCGCTGTTTGGCATGGGCGTCATCATCGCGCTCAAGAAACGCGGAACATTCATGGAGTACCTCCTCGATCAGCGCCCAGATGAGATGTTCGCCACCACCAGCCGCCCGGGCTGGCATGAGTCAGGCGCGTTTGTACTGCCCGGACGAACGCTGGGGAGTGCCAAGGTGCGGTATCAGGCCAGCAACAAGGCCCAGGTGCTGTTCAGTCGGCGTGGCGAGCTGGACGGCTGGAAATCCGAGGTGGCTGCCAAGTGCGAAGGTAATCCGGTACTGACACTGGCGATCGGCTGCGCACTGGCTGGCCCCCTGCTCAGTCTGGTGGGCGTGCTGGGCGGCGGTGTTCACCTGGTTGGCGACAGCTCGAGCGGCAAGTCGCTGGCGCAGCTGATCGGCTCGTCGGTGTGGGGCGACCCCGGGATATTTGCAGCCAGTTGGGACATGACCAAGGGCGGTCTGGAGATTGAGGCGTCTAGCCGCAACGACACCATGCTGCCGCTGGACGAGATCAAGCGAGCAGATCCAAAGCGCGTGCAGGAAATGGCCTACTCACTGGCCAACGGTCAGGGCAAAGGCACAATGACCCGCGACCGGGAAGCGCGCGGCAAACTGAGCTGGCGACTGCTGGCGCTATCGAGCGGCGAGCGCTCTCTGTCCGAGCATGCGGCCATCAGCGGCAATGCCGCCCATGCTGGTGCTGAGCTGCGCATGGTCGACGTGAACTCCGGTACGCGCACCCACCGTGCCTTCGACGAACTGCATGGCCTGGAGGGTGCCGACTTCCACCGGTTGCTCACCGTAGCCGTAGGCGCGCACCACGGCCACATCGGCCCCGCATTCGTGGAGCATCTTCTCGCCAGTGACGACCGGCCTGGCCTGCTGGAAGACTTCGCCAGAACCCGAGCCCAGTTCATCGAAGACAACGCTCAGGCCGGGCGCGTAGCAGATCGCTTTGCGGTGATTGCCTTGGCGGGCGAAATGGCCATTGCCTATGGCCTGCTCCCATGGACGCCCGGTAGCGCTCTGGCCGACTGCCAATTGCTATACGGCGAATGGCTCAATCAGGTGGGCAGCGGCAATGCCGAGGACCGACAGATCCTGGCTGGCATTCTGGACTTCATTGATAAGCACGGCACAAGCCGCTTCTCGGACGTGAACGACCAAGTACCCGACACCAAAGTGTTCAACCGTGCCGGCTACTGGGAGTTGTCCGTGGGGAAACGCCTGTACCTGTTCAACAAGTCAGCCATTGTCGAAGCGGCCCACGGACATGGCTTGAGCCGCGTGATAAAGGCGCTGGAGGCCGGCGGAATGCTTGCGAGGCGTGACACTGACCGTGAGAGCCGAAAAACGAAGAAATACCGAATCCCGGGTGGCGGTTCGGCCCGTTTGTACGTGATCGATCCAGAGATCATGGACGGTGAAGGTGGTAACGCATGAACAACACCTTTATCACCGCATGCAAATGCCCGAGTTCACAGGAACCTATTTTCTTGGGGAACAGGGGGAACGGGGGAACAGCCCGTATCTACGGGGCTTTAAGCCGTTCCCCCCTTATTGAATGTGTGGGGAACAGGGGGAACACAAACATGTTTTTGAATATAAGAGCGCCAGCCATTCCGCGCACCTGGTTATCACTGCTCCCCCGTTTTTTGGGTGGGGTACATGTACCCCCTTTGAAAGCCCCGGAAACATTGGCTGTTCCCACTGTTCCCCCGTTCCCCCGATTTTTTTTCACAGGCACATATGGGAGTCATAGCCTAACCGGGGAGATCCGGCAATGAGCCTCCTTTCCGGCCTGCTGGATGGCCTGCCGCACCGGGCCGCCGCATCACGACCAAGCCCGACGAAAAGCCCAGTGGATCGACCACTGCTCACGCTGATCGAGCGCGGTGGCCGCCAAACAACACCGGCGCGCACCTACACGCACGCCGCCAAAGCCACACCAGAGTGGCGACATGCCCGGGACCAGTACATCAGCCACGTCATGGCCTGCCGCAATTGCAGCATGCCCACCGGCCGCCACTGCCCTGCTGGTGCCGATCTGCGCATCACTTACGACCAAACGCCCATGGAGATACACCAATGACATCCAGCGTCCTCATGAGGCTCTGCAATATCGCCTTGAAGCCAGGCATCAGCGCCAGCACCCAGCTCATCACCACTCGGCGAATCTGTCGCATCGTGTCTGAAAGGCTTGATTCCATTACTGCTGAGCGGCGCGCCTTCCGCCGCGAGGCGGGCAAACTGAAACCGTTCCTGCCATTCGCCAAACAGGCCATCGTGGACATTGAGCGGCAAGCGCTGGCACACCGAGAAGGCGAACGCACTGGAGCGCGAGCCATCCTGTCAGGGTTTGGAAAGTCGTTTATTTTCGACCGTGAGGGACTGGCCGAAGCGCTTGGCTTTGAGCGGATGTGCGATCTGCTGAACGTGAATCCCGTCCACCGGCATCAGGCTGCCGAGGACGGTGACACCAGCCTGCAAGGAGTGGCTTACCTATCACAGCTGGAAGAGAGCTCATCAGGCTACGGCGACGACTGGGGCGCTGGTGGGCCGATATACCGCGCCTGCCACGCTGCAATGATCCAGTTCATCCGAGAGTTCCCAGAGGACCAACTACCCGATCTATTCGAGCCTGGCGCACCGCTCGCTCCAAGACCATCCCCTCACCTCACGCTGCATTGACTCAATGCCGATGGGCTTAACGCTCTTGAATGAACGCCAGTGAGGGACGGCTAACCGATTCGTTCATGCGCGCCACGATTTGGGCTAGTGTAATTTCGTGGCGCGTGGCAGAGCGTTCGCTTGTGTCGACCTCAACGAATGGCTGACCCGGCGATGACCAGAAATAAAAAAACCCTGCATCAGCAGGGTTGTTCGTCATTCGTAGCTCTAATTCGCATTGGAAGCACCAGTTTTGGCATATTCATACGTTGAAGCTGAGATGTGACATATTCACGCCAATAGGGCCATACATGATAAGGAACATTTTTAAGAGCAAATGCATCCAAAGCCTCTTCATCCTCAGTAATGGTAGAGTCTACGATATCGTAATCAGCTTCCATCGTAGCTTCTACAATCGCCAGAACCTCAATATCCTCATCTTTTTTAGCTGCATCATCCTTGCAAATTATTCTGACGCCCAGCTCAGACGTAACTCGAAACATTTTAAGCGGACCATTCTCCGATTCCGCCTCTATGACAGCAGAAGCGGTTATAAAATTTTTAGTCTGAAAACTCAAGCGATCACTACGAGCATCAAACTTCGGATCGAAATCACTACCAAGGCTAGAAGAAGAGTCTTTTATAAAGACATCAATCAACTTCAACGAGGCGATTGCCTTGGTAAACGCGTGGTTACTCATGCTGCTTCTGCCGGGGAATAGCTCTTACCGCCCACAACTCGCAGGGAAGACTGTCGCACAATCTTACGCTCAACATGCGCATTCGATACCGCGTAACTCATTGCGACACTTTGATAGTAACCTCTACTGCCCGAATCTTGACCGACGTCAAAACCGTGAAAATCGGACAACACGGAAACCACTAGTGCATTTAAACTAACATCTTCGCCTTCAGCGACATGAGTAAGGTAGCGATGCAATGTCTTTGGAATACGCAATGTCATCCTGCCGCTATAATCTTCAATGGCACAAATCGGCGGTGGCATTAATTTGCCCGACGCTTCCATTTCCAAAGCTGTCTGCTCGATACTATCAATAACCAGCGCATATGCCTCCTCATGGGTATCGGCATACTCTTCCAAATAAGGAATTTCTTTAGCGCGCGCCTGAAAGCACTCTTCGCCTTCAAAATTCCCTTTGCGAATTTCGATGGAGTAGCTGCTTGCATCAATCATTATTTCTCTCCAGTTTTTCGAGAAGGTCCTGAAAATCACTCAAAACCCTTATCACCTTGACCACATAGGGGGCCTTGATGATCGAATCCTTTCCATGCCCACAATTGTAGCTTGCGGACGTAAATTCCTTCAGACCTTGGTGAAAAAACACCTTATGTCCAGGCGTCTTTCCTTCCTTGATCACGAAACCAAACCCTTCAAGAATGGTTCTCATTTCACCGCACCTAACGCTTGCCTTCCGGGAACGCAGGTCTGCGATGACAGGGCCAACCTTACAACACATATGACACCGCCGGTAGTGTCAGTTCCGAAAATTTCATCGAATTCCATCTCGGTTCGTGGGCGATAAAGGGTACGCCTCAGTGATAGCACATCATACGTCAGCATCTCCCAAATAAAAAAGCTTGAGAAATCGCATGCTTGCGAAATCGCCCTCGACCTGACGTTGTGCTTGGGCAGTGAGTGCCTGAACCACGGGTGTGGTGATATGTCGCAGTCGATTCAAAGTTTGCTGGTGTGCCCATGTCATTTTTGCTTCTTGATAACAGGCCTTAACCAAATGATTGATTACAAATCCACTGCACGCGCCGACGGATGCGTAGCTGGCTTTTGCATATGAGGGCCGGAAGCGCTCCCCTCGAATGAACTGCAATGCAGGTTTTCAGGTCGATCCGGTCACATATACATATGCCATCACAGACCCAGGGGCCGACCATGCAACACATCACCGATCTGCATCACATCTGCTAACGGGCTCGTTGAGTCTGAGATTTGATGAGGGGCGTGCGCGACGAATTGATGGCAAGGTAGAATCACCCTTCATCTATGGAGGGTTGTACTGTGCGTAATTTGGCGATAACTGGATTGATTTGCCTCTCGGCCATGATGGCATCTGCGCCAGGGCTCGCGGCGATTAGCGATACATCAATCGCGGCATGCTCAGCAATAAAAGGCGACGTTCAGCGACTGGCATGCTTCGACAAGATTGCCGATGACGCAGGGCTCGCGGAGAAGACAACGCCAACTAAAACCGAGGGATCGGGGAAGTGGTACACCGCCACCAAGACCGACCCTTTGAACGACAAGCCTGTTTACACGGCGGCTTTAGGGTCTGAAGGCGGCACGGGCAGGTCGGTAGAAAGCGTGGTCATGCTTGCACGCTGCGCCGACGGTAAGACTGAGCTTTTCGTTAACTGGTCTTCATTCATCGGTACTGACGACACAGACGTTACCTATCGCATAGGCAAAAGCAAGGCCATTACCAGGTCTTGGCAGATATCCACTGACAACACTTCGACCTTCTATCCGGGCTCTCCGATCAAGGCTATGAAGGAAATGATGGAGTCAGACAAGTTTATCGTTAACGTAACCCCGTATAGCGAAAGCCCGGTCACGGCGATCTTTGAAATCTCAGGCGCAGAAGCGGCGTTTGCAGATATCAGAAAAGGATGCAGTTGGTAATTCCAATCTAAAGCCTCGTCAGAGCCTGCCACTGAGCGGGCTCGTGTGCTACCAGCACCGACCTCTTCTCTTAACCTTCTGCTCAGGCGCGGCTTCCCGCACCAGCATCTGCTCCTTCCCCTCAGACACAAGCCGCACGATATCGCGTATAGAATTCAGTTTTGCCGTGTACATACCAGCCATTGTGAACTCAAGCGCTTCACTGTCATTCCGCTACGATTCCGTAAGTCTATTGGCGGCATTGGGCCGTTCTACGTGCGCTGATCCGATAAACGTGACAGACGGGGCATGGCGCCGGGCTAATGATCTGCGAGACCATGCGGTCAATTCTTGACAGAACCTAGACAGAATCGACCATATGGCCGCGATAACTCCCGAAATCAAAACCTTTATCGTCCAGGCGTTGGCCTGCTTCGATACACCCTCACAGGTGGCAGAGGCCGTAAAGACTAACTTCGGGGTGACTGTGTCCCGCCAGCAGGTCGAGATTAACGACCCAACCAAGCGCTCCAGCAAAGGGCTGGCTAAGCGCTGGGTCACATTATTTGAAGATACCCGGGCAAACTTTCGCGAAGCTATTGCCGAGGTCCCAGTAGCGAATCGGGCCTATCGCCTGCGTGCGCTCGGGCGAATGGTGGAAAATGCTGAGGAGCGTGGGCATCTTGCTCAAGCAGCGAAGTTGCTGGAGCAGGCCGCCAAGGAATGTGGCGACATGCACACCGTGCGCGGCAACGTTAGCGGAGAGCCGGCGGCTCAAATCTCTCCATCGCACCAGGTTGACCCAGCTTCGCCCAAGACCTGATCAGCACCGTCCGTCAAGATCGATTTCCCGCACGCGGAACCTGACAAAACCTGACATTCAAGAGGTCGATGCGAAGCTCGCGTGCAGATTCAAATGAGCAGTTCGCACTGGTATCCAGCTTGGTATCCAGGCTTTTGCAGCTATTTCCAATGGTTGAATGATCGTTCTGCGAAAACCAACCCCATGAATGAGGCCTAAAGTAGCTTTGGCCTGCGATGAGATCGAGCGATATGTCAACAATTGTCAACGTTTGGCGTAATGGCTACCACTGAGGTAACCAAGGTGGTAACAAGAGGTGGTAACAAGAGGTGGTAACCACCGCGGTAACCACCAAGCCGTTGCGCTCACAGAATCTCGCGCCACAATTTCACGTACTGTCGTTTCGTGGCGCGGAACAACTCTCTCCCATTAGGGCGGCCCTCGCCCAAACTCAATCTGAGGCTGAACCGCTGAGCCGAAAACTCACCCCTGTATCACTTTGCCTATCGGCGACTTACTGGGACAAAAACGCCCTTCAAGATTTCACCGACCATCCGCTTTCCGTGGTTCTTTTAGTCTATTACTGTCTCGTTCTATGTATCACTCTAAGTGCACCCTAAAAACACTGGTTATATGCGCATATTAGCTCTAATGTCGTCTCTGTAAGGCTTCATCCAGCCAGCATAGGAACAATCCATGTCAACAACCAGTAAGCAGCGTGGACAACAAGCCAAACCAACCCGTGCAGAAGTCAAAGCAGCCTGGAGTCGTCTTCGTTCAGCGGCTGACCAGGGTGACGTTCAGGCGAGTGCTTTGCTCATCGCGTTGACTGAAAACAAGCCGGTGCTTGGCGTGCACGCTTAAGCAAAACGAGCGCCCGGAGCAGTTAACACTGCATGAAATCAACGCTTAGCTCATCAGGCCATGGCGAACTATCAGTGGACGCTGTCGGTTGGCATCCACTCCATGAGATGACGCTCATCGAGCTCATGACGGCCTATGCCAATGCTTTTAAAACACCTCAAAACTGACATCCAGCAAACCAACCCATCTTTCGACTACTTCTTGGTCGCCAACGCGCCGGCCGGCTTAATTACGCAAGAACACATAGCGGGACTGTACGTCGCGCTCAGGAGCTTCTGATGGCCCTTACATCCCGTTTAGCGCTTGAGGTCGACAGCCGGAGCGCACAGCAGCAAGTAGACGATCTTCGCCGGGGCCTGATAGCCCTCAATGATGCAGGCCTGCGCAGCGGGCCGGTACTGTCCGGAGCTTCCAGGGCAGTGAGCGACACTGGTCGCAATTCCGCGTCAGCAGGTGCCCAGGTTCAGGCGCTCGAAAGGCGCGTGCGCTCGCTGTCATCGGCGGCCGCTGGCCTGGCTGGACCGCTTGTTGCGGCAGTCAGCACGAAGGCGTTTTACGACGCAGCCGAGGCCTACAGCACCCTCACGAACCGCATGAAGCTGGTGACCGATGGTGCTGGTGAGCTGGCCACGGCACAAAAGGCTGTGTTCGATATCGCGCAAAGCTCCCATCAGCCGCTCAATGCCACGGCCGAGCTGTATCAGCGGATCGCGACGAACCAGAAAGAATTGAAACTGACCGGGGCAGGTGTTGCCGGCGTCGTCGGTACCATCAGCAAGACCTTGGCCATCTCCGGCGCATCGGCATCGTCGGCCAACGCAGCGTTGGTGCAGCTCGGGCAGGCGTTTGCATCCGGAACACTGCGAGGCGAAGAGCTGAACAGTGTCATGGAGCAGGCCCCAGCATTGGCGCAGGCTATCGCGGCTGGCATGGGTAAGACCGTCGGGGAGCTGCGCACGCTCGGTGCTGCTGGGCTTCTGACGGCTGACTCGGTTGTAAAGGCGCTCCAGGCTCAGCAGCAGGCCGTCGACCAGCTTTTCGCCAGGACTGCCGTGACGATCGGCAACAGCATCACTGCGCTGGACAACTCGTTCACGCAGCTGGTCGGCAAGATGGACCAGGCCAGCGGTGTCAGCGCAACCATATCATCTGCATTCGTTGCCGCTTCCAAGTCCATGGATGCGCTGACCAGCGACTCGTCAGCCACCTACCTCATGCTTTCCCGGGTGTCGAATGCAGCGGAAACGCTCGCCTACATCATCGGCGGTCGACTGGTTCTGTCTACGGGCCAGGCCATCGCCAATTTAGCACTGTCGACCAAGGCTTCTATCCAGCAGGCCGCCGCGCTGTACAGCGCTACCGCTGCAACGCTGACCGCAAACAAGGCTGAGGCGGAGTCAGCGAAACAGGCGGTGCTGAGTGCACAGTCAAAGCAGGCCGACGCAAATGCCACGCTCGCCCGGGCAAATGCCGAACTGGTAGCAGCAGAACAAAAGCTGGCTGCAGACAGGATGCGCCAGGAGTCTGAACTCAACAATATGAGGTCTGTACAAGCGGCTTTGGTTGCCGAGCGCGAGCTTGAAGTGTCCAGGCTGTCGAGCCAGATATCCGAACAGGGTCGAGCTGCAGCACGCAACAGAATGGCTGTAGCGCGGCTCGACGAAATAAAAATCATCAAGCAGATCCAGGCCGCCGAGATCCAGTTGGCAGCCACCACGACCGCAACGTCTGCTGAGATTCAGCAGGCCTACGCCGTGAGGTCCGCAGCAGCAGCGGGGGTAGCTGAGACTACCTTGGCCGCCAATGCTGCCATACGAGCCTCAGAGATAGCCACAGCGGCAGTCACGACGGCAAGCAAGGCGCTGCTTGTCGCGAGCGCTGCAGGACGCGGCTTATTGGGGCTTCTGACCGGGCCTGTCGGCTTGATTGCCATGACCGGCGCGGTTGCTTACTCATTCCTGAGCGTCGGTGATCGAGCTGACGATGCATCCAAGTCACTGATCAGCCATAACGCCACCGTGAGCGAGACGGTAAGCGCATACAAGGCCCTGTCGGCTGAGCAGCAGCGCCTGCAAAAAATCACCTGGGCCGACCAGCAGGCAGCAGCGTTGGACAAGGCATCATCCGCCCTCGATGACTACGCCTACAAGGTAGAGCGGGGCATCACCCTCGGGCCGTTTGCCGATCAGTTCCGCAGCATGATTGCCGAGGTCGAATCTGGAAAGCGAAGCCTCGACAGCGTCACGCAGTGGATTCAGACGAACAGCAACGCGACCCCTGACTTCATTCGTAAGCTGGCCGAGCTGGCCGCGACGCAACAAACGAATACGGCCTCGGCCGCAGACCTGGCCACGAAGCTGGGCACCGTCGATGCAGCCACGAAGGCAATATCGCAAAGCACTGGGAATCTCACGATAAGTCAGAGCGGTTCAGGCTCTCAGACGAAGGCGCAAGTCGCTGAGTGGGAAAAGTACATTGCAAAGCTGACTGAATCACGCGACCTGATCGGTGCAAACGCGAAGGCCGAAGCCGCCCTTCTGGCCCAGAAAATGGGGCTGACCAAGGCGCAGGCCGCTCAATCCAGCATTGTGGCCGAGCAAACCGACCTTCTGAGAAAGTATGAAAGCGCGGTCAAGGAGGCGGACAAGGTCCAGCAGGCCGCACTTAAGGCCCAGCTTGTCGCCTTGTACACCCAGCAGCAGGCAGCCGAAGACGCTACTGCAGCGGTCAAGAAGAGCCACGAAGAGGCAGCCAAGGCCGCCGAGGCCAGCGCCAACAAGCAGATAAACCAGATGCAGCGCGTCATAGACAAAGCGCTCACTCTGAGCAAGGGCACAAACCTGCTTTTGCTGCCACAGACGAAACAGCAGGCCCTGACCGGTGCCGCCCTTCTTACAGGGAGCTCTACGGTCAAAAAGATCGCTCCGGCTCGCCTGACTCCCCAGCAAATGGTTGATGCAAGAACGTCTCAGATCGAGCAAGGCACCACGGTCAACAAGAACGCCGGTAAGACGAAGGCCTTCCAGGAGGACGCCGGCACGAAGCTACTCGATGACGCCAGGCAGCGTTATGCGGTCCTGCAGCAGCAAAGCCGTGAGTTGCTGATACAGGACGGCACAACCAGGTCCATCGGTGCCGAGCAGAAGAAGCTCGTGGAACTGGAAACCGAAATCGCCCAACTCAAGGAGAAAAAGACGCTCACTGCCGCGCAAAAGCAGGTTCTCGCTATGGCCGATCTGAGCCTTGCACAGCAGAAGCAGAACGCTGCGCTGGAGAAGGAAAACGAACTTCGCAAGCTGGCCACCGAGGAAACCCAGAAGCTGTTTTCCTTTCAGTCGAACCTGAATAGCCAGCTCGCCAAAGACCGGACCGGACTGAGCAACAGCCTTTCAGGGCTCGGCATGGGCGACCAGCAGCGCGCCAGGCTGCAGGAGCAATTCGGCATCCAGGAACAGTACCAGTCGCAACTGGATGCGCTCGCAGCGCAGCGCAACGAAGACAAGATCACCCCGGAGCTGTACGCCAAGCAGACCGCCGCACTGAACGCAGCGCTACAAAGCCGTCTCGCCATGCAGCGCCAGTATTACACCGACGTCGACCGCGCAGAGCAGGATTGGACGCTGGGCGCCAGCTCGGCAATGCAGACCTACCTCGAGCAGTCCCGAAACGTCGCAGGACAGACAAACCAACTGTTCACCCGTGCCTTTGGCAACATGGAGGACGCGGTTATCAACTTCGTGAAGACCGGCAAGGCGTCATTCAGCGACTTTGCCGACGGCGTGGTTTCCGACCTCATCCGCATTCAGTTGCGCCAGGCAGCCGCGGGCTTCCTGGGCACCGCGTTCAGCTTCCTGAGTGGCGGCAGTGCGGCGCTCGGCCAAGGCGTCATGACCGGCTCAAGCCAGACCATTTCCCAGAGCGGATTCTCAGGCGGTGGCTATACAGGTGACGGCGGTAAGTTCGAGCCGAAGGGCGTTGTGCACGGCGGTGAATTTGTCGTGAAAAAGGAGGTGGTCAGCCAACCCGGCGCGCGTGAGTTCCTGGAGCGCATGAACGCCAACACCAAGGGTTACGCCGACGGCGGTTATGTCGGCAAGGCTGCTGCGACAGCGGCGTACAGCGGTTCGCAGACTTCGCAACCCACGTCGAACTCATCGCTACCACCTATCATCAATCAGATCGAAGTCCACGGTAATCCGGATGCCGATCAACTGGCAAGAATGGAAGATTCAATGACCAGGGCTTCCAATCGGGCTTATCAGCTTATGCTGAGCGACTTGCAGCGGAATGGCCCAGCAATGCAGATGATCAGGGGAAAAAGATGAAAATAAGCGATATCGATTTGGCAGAGTTCGTAGAGGCTATAAGCCAGGCACTTGTCCCGCTGATCTACAAGGGCATGGATGAGAGTAGCCCGCCGCACGTTTGGCGCGAGCGTGCGCAGTTGAATGCAGATGTGATGGGTCGAATGCTTGCCGTGATGCATTGCGGCGAAGAGATCGGTCCCGAGGTGGCGGGGCTGGCTGAGATGTACACGAAGCAAATGCGCGAGAGCTATGCCGAATCGTTCGGCACGCTGCTCGGCCCCCAGGGCAAGCTGAGCAAGGTGTAATCGGGGGTATGCCTGAGCTGATACGAGCATATCTTCGCATATTAGGTCTTTTCGCTTGATATGTGACACCCAAAGTGCAACAGTATTAGTGAGACATCTAAACTGATACGGGAAGCACTTCATGTTCATCCGCGCATACCTCAGAGCATCGACCGACGAGCAGGACGCTGGCCGCGCACGGGCATCGCTCGAGCAGTTCGCTACGGACCACAATAAGGTAATCGCCAGCGTCTACCTGGAGAATGCCAGCGGAGCGGCTGCTGACCGGCCGGAGCTGCTTCGCCTGCTCAAGGATGCGCGCAAGGGTGATGTGCTGCTGGTGGAATCAATCGACCGCCTCTCACGCCTGCCGGTGGATGACTGGCAGAAGCTCAAAGCCGCGATTGACTCCAAGGGGTTGCGCATCGTTGCACTCGATCTGCCGACCAGCCACCAGGGGATGCAGGACACGAAAGGCGATGAGTTCACCGGCCGGATGCTGGGCGCAATCAACTCGATGCTGGTGGAGATGATGGCCGCAATTGCCCGCAAGGATTATGAGCAGCGACGCGAACGCCAGGCGCAGGGGATCGAGAAGGCGAAGGCCGAGGGCAAGTATCAGGGCCGCCCGGTCGACGTCGATCTGCACAAACGCGTGAAAGAGTTGCTGAAGGCCGGACTGGGTATCCGTGCCACTGCCCGGCACGCTGACTGCTCAACTACAACTGTGATGAGAATCAAAGACTCAATCACAGCATAG